TCAACAGATCAGCCATTACTGGCTCGGAGCCGAACATGGCGGTTTTGATATCAAGACGATTCTCTATGATGTCACGCGTCGGCCAATGCTTAAGCCACGATCGCTCCCGGTATTGGATGAAGAAGGAAATAAGATTGTTATCGATTCAGATGGGGAACGCATCTATAACAAGAATGGCGCACCAAGGCAGAGTGCCGGTGATGGGATGACGTTACAGACACGCGCCGAAAGTCCACAGGAGTTCGGCCTTCGCGTGTTCGAAGAGATGTCAGAGAATCCGGATCGCTATTTCTGCTGCCGGGAGATCCCGCGCCTTGAGAATGACATGGATGTCTACAAACAGGAGCTCTGGCAGCAGTCGCGTATGATCGGGGATTGCCAGACCAACGGTTATTTTTTCATGAATACAGGAGCCTGTTTCAAATGGAACCGGCCTTGTGAGTATTTTGATATTTGTACTTCAGGATTTTTCAAAGAAGGAGATGATGCTCCAATGGGCTTTGAATACAATCGCATACACGCAGAATTGTCCGTAGAAGGAGGTGAAGAATAACGGACTTTTATCAACGCTTTTATTTAAAGGAGAAAAACATTGGCTAAAACGAAAAGGTCGACCGCACCGCCTCCCCCTCCGAAGCGGATAGCGAAAGATAATGGAGGAAAATCAAGTGGGTTCGAAATGCCTTCAAAACAATTCAGGCCTCCGAAACTTGTAATAGTCGGAGTTGAAGGCTGGGGCAAAACAAGCCTCGCGGCGAACGTCCCGGACGTCGCCATCATCATGCCTGAAACAGAAACAGGATATCTTACTCTGGTTGGCGTTAACAGAGCTCCAGAGGTTCCATGCATGGTAACAAAGACGTGGAAGCAGACCATGGATGCCATCGACAGTTTTGATGGCAAGGCGCTCGCTCTCGACGAGCTTTCGGGATTTGAAAAGCAGTGCCATGAGTATGTCTGTAATAATGATTTCAATGGCAATTGGAATCATTTCTGGGCATACCATAAAGGCGTCCGGATGGCTGTTCCTGAATGGATGAAATTCCTCGCCAAGCTCGAGCAGCTTAACTGCATGGTCATTGCCCTTTCACACTGCGCCGTCGAGACCTTCAAGGACCCGACAAACGAGGACCACGATCGTTACGTCGCGGCTCTCTTTCGGGATACTTGGGGGATAACACGGCGATGGGCGGATGCCTGCCTGTTCGGAACATTTGTCTCTGTTGTCGATGAATCCGGAAAAGGGATCGGCGGTGAACAGCGCGTCCTGTACACTGAGCACAGAGACACTCATGACGCGAAGAATCGTTACGGCATGGACCCGGAAATCGATATCCCGGATGCAGTCTGGGATGTCTGGCCAACGGTATGGAATGCCATCACCAACACAGAAACTATTGATGAAGGAGAAGAAGAATGATCGAGCCGGGAGTATATACTGGAGTGTTCCGTGAAGTTGAAGTCGGCAAGTCGCCGAATACAGGGACGCCGTGCGTGGCAACGGTATGGTACATCGAGGAGGAGGACATCGAGCGTACAGTCTACACGTATATCAACAAGAACACAATGAAAACGTCCTTCAAGAAACTGGATAGCATCGGTTTCAATGGTGATTTCAACGATCCTGCAGTCGAAGTTGAAAAGGTCGATCTCAGATGCACGCATTCTGAATATGACGGCAAGGAGCGTGAAAAATGGGACTTCGCAGCATGGGGAGGTGTTTCGGTTGAAAAGACGGACACCAAGACGATCCGTGAACTTAACGCCATGTGGAAGAAAGAGGTCGGATCATCTCCGAAGCCAAAAGCAAAGGCCGCACAAGCGCCTGCAAAGAAAGCGAAGAGTGCATCGGAGCCTGAACCTGAACAAGAGGCCGAAGCTGAAGAGACATCGGAGGAAAAAGATTACTCCGGAATGACTCCTCGCGAAATCGCATGGGAATCCTTTCTCGAACACAAAGCAAGTGAGGAAGCCATCGAAGGTCTCGAAAATGGCAAAAGCGCGAAGGCCGCAATGGAATGGGCGGTGATTCTTTCTGATGCGATTCCTGATAAAGAAGAAGAAGAATTCGATGATGAAGATTGGGAGAACATCAAGATTTACTGCGAGACTCCATTCTAATGTTCGCTCCTCCACCATTATCGCGCGCGTATCAGCGCCGGGCCATCGACGAGCTCGAGCTTCATCTGGCCGACCTGCCAATACTTGTCTCTCCGACAGGTTCAGGTAAGACGGTGATGCTCACCAAGCTCTGTCGGCGGCTCGGCCTGCGCGTGTTATGGGTCGCGCATCGTCGCGAATTGATCAGGCAGGCAGGAGATCATCTGGACAAGATAGGATTTGATAATTATATCGCAACCTCTGTCCAGAAACAGGCGAGGAGGCCGATCCCGGAAGGAGTTGGCCTCATCGTCATAGACGAGTGTCATCACGCGATACGCGATAGCCAGTATCAGAAGCTATTCGATACCGGCGTCCCTATTATCGGGGCAACAGCGACGCCTTTCAGGCTTGATGGTCGCGGCCTCGGCGATATGTTCAATAGCCTCGTGGTGGCCGCCACACCACGGGAACTTGTTAAGCAAGGCTGGATACAGGAACCAACGATTTATTCTCATCCTGCACCTGATATGAACGGAGCTAAAAAGATCGGTGGTGACTGGAGTCTTAAAGAAATTGAAAGGCGAAGTAATAAACCGAAACTAATCGCGGACATCGTCGAGACTTGGAGGCAAAGGGCCGAAGGGTGCAGGACACTGGTGTTCGCTTCTACAATAGAGCATTCGAAGAATATAATCTATTCATTTGCCAAAGAAGGGATCGTCGCAGAACACATTGATGGTACAACACCGAAGATGGAACGCGATGCCATACTTGAACGATTGCGGAGCGGACTGACGACTATCGTTTCCAATGTCGGCGTGGCAACTGAGGGCTTTGATATGCCTGCGCTTGATTGTGCAATTATAGCAAGGCCGACAGCGAGTCTCTGTCTCTGGCTTCAAATGTGCGGCAGGATCATGCGCCCTGAAGGGCAGGCGATTCTGCTCGATCATTCTGGGAATGCGATCCGGCACGGATCTCCAACGAGAGGAATTGAATATACTCTTGAGGCAGACAAGAAACAAAAAACCGAACGTCTCGATCTCAGAACTTGTCCGAATTGCCTGCTTATGGTCAGGCGAGGTGCTTGGAAATGTCCCGATTGCGGATTCGATCTCTCCCCAGCGGCGCGTGTTCAAATGAAGCAGGCTGCCGGTGAGCTTATTCGGTTTGTTGATAAGCAGGAAGTCTGGATGCAGATAGACGGGGATCGGGATAAGTATAAGGCTATATTCGGGGAGGCACCAGTCGTTATAGACGGAGAACTCATACAGCCAAGCGAAGACAATAAACGCAGAATATATGAGCATTATGTTTCACTCGCTTGGGAGCGCGGATACAAGATGGGATGGGCGCGTGTCCAGTATAAAAGAATATACGGTCACTGGCCCGGATCTGCTCTTAATAAAATAGTAACAGGATTACTTAATACCAAATGGAAAAAATAATGAAGACTTGTCCAAGGTGCGGAATGAAGCTTGTCATTGTAAACGAAAATGGAAGCTGGGAATGCAAATTCTGTCACAAGGGCGCGTACGTTTATCAATGTCCCGGATGCAACCTCTGGATCGTGAAGGAATATAATAACGGTCTTCCTCCGATCATGGAATGCGATGCTTGCGGAACTTTTACATCCACATAGGAGGAGATATGATTATGTCAAAGAAAAGAAACCATGGAGAAAAACAGGAGCCTGCTATTTGTAAGAAATGTGAAATGAAATTACAGGCAATGTCGATTATCCAATCTCAGGAAAAGGCCGGAGCGATCATCTGGGAGGTCGCCGGACGAGCCATGCAGGACGCATACCATGCGTGTCCGGCAGTAGTCTTCAACACAAAATTCAAAAACTGGTGTCCGAAGATCGAGAGCGTGTTCGATATATCCTGCAACCGGGACGATATCGGAGATGCTGCCCATCCGTCATGGAAATGCTGGGCATACTATATGGGACAGCAGATGATGCCAAACGGAATATATGATTTAACCAGATACCATGAGGAGATGAAGAATGGCGGAAGAAAAGAAGATCCAGAATCAGATCCTGCGTGAGTTCGCGACTCGTCCGGAGATGCGTCTCTGGAGAGCGAACGTTGGAGTTGCGGTTCCAATCTCATACGTTAAGAAAATCGAACGCGCAGTCGTGAAAGGCGATCGTGAAGGAGCGCTTGAGCTCCTTCAATTCATGCCCGTCATTCAATTCGGAGTAAAAGGACAGGCAGACCTGACCGGAATACTTCCTGAAGGACGCAGGCTTGAGATTGAGGTTAAATCGGAAACCGGCAGGCAAAGCAAAGAGCAGAAAGTATTCGGCGACATGATAAACCGGAAGGGCGGTGTCTATATCGTCGCTAAAAGTATTGATGATGTTTCAACTTCCATAAAACCATTTCTATAAGGAGACAGAAAATGCCGAGAATATTTCATAAAAACGAAGACCCTGACGATACAGGAATCACGGAAGTGACAGACGAAAGCGAAATGCCATTCGGGAAGTACGAAAAAGTACTGATGAAAGATGTACCTGCTTCTTATTTGATCTGGATGCGTGATAATCTGGCTGAACGAGAATCAACGGGACAGAAGCTCCGGGATGATGAAACGGCAGTTCTGAATTACACATCCGCCAACCTCGAAGCGTTGGAACTTCAGGCGGAAGAGGAGGATGGGACAAATGAGTAAATCGTTGAGAATAACCGCAACAGAAGAAGGCTGGGATCTCGGATGGTCGTATCTCGCGTTGACCGGAAAGCGTCCCATCGAAAAGAAGTGGACCGAACGTGAACGCGAAACACGCGATGAGGCAATCAGCTGGGCGACCCAGACTAACGTCGGCATCCGGACTGGATCGGCATCCGGAGGTCTCGTTGTGATTGATATAGACCAAGGCGCGGATCTTTCTTCGCTCGATCTCCCGGACACTGTTACCGTCATCACCGGAAGCGGTGGCCTGCATCTGTATTACCGGACGGATGAGGCAATCAGAAACAGCGCCAGTAAACTGGCCCAGAAAGTTGATGTGAGAGGCGAAGGAGGGCAGGTCGTCGCTGTGGGGAGCATACATCCGGAAACCAAAAAGATGTACAGGTACGCACATGACCTTTCTCCGGCTGAAATCAACGTTCAGCCGCTTCCGTCTTGGGTTATAGAGGTTTTAACAAAAACTGAGCCCACACAGCCGCGTAAAAGCCCCGGAGAGGGCAAGAATAGGTCTAAAAGGGGCCGTGATACCTCCAGCAACAACGGCTATTCTGCGGCCGCCCTGTCGTACGAGGCTGAACGTGTTGCTAATGCAGGCGAAGGCGAGAGAAATGACACGCTCAATAGGGCGGCCTTTTCCATGGGAACGCTGATCGGTGCCCAGACGCTGGACCGGGCAGAAGTTGAATCCGTCCTCGAAGATGCCGCCACTCAATGCGGCCTGACACGACAGAAGCGGTTCCGCTCAGCATTCCCGGGGCAAAGACGATCTTATTGTCTTCCCCGAGCGGGTGGCACAGC